GATTATAGAGGAGAAATAGGAGTAATTCTAATTAATCATGGACATGAACAAGTTTATCTAGAAGATGGAGAACGAATAGGACAATTAGTATTAAATAAAGTTGAACAAATAGAATGGAATCCTGTATTAGCATTAGCCGACACAAATAGAGGTTCTGGAGGGTTTGGATCAACAGGAAAACAATAAATTATGTTTGGAGTAACAGAAAATACACTTTGGGTAGAAGCATTTAGACCCAATACATTAGACGGATATATTGGTAATGAACATATTATTGATAAAGTCAAAATATTCATTGAAAATGGAGATGTTCCGCATTTATTATTTTATGGAGGAGCAGGAACTGGTAAGACTACATTAGCAAAAATTATTGCAAATAATGTAGATGCAGACTTAATGTATATTAATGCATCTGATGAAAACTCAGTAGACGCAGTAAGAGATAAAATAAAAAGATATGCATCTACAGTAGGATTTAAAAGATGGAAAATTGTTATACTAGATGAAGCTGATTATCTTACTCCTAATGCTCAAGCAGCATTAAGAAATTTAATGGAAACATATAGTAAGACTACTAGATTTATATTAACATGTAATTATGTTGAAAAAATTATAGATCCAATTCAAAGTAGATGCCAGACATTTGGAATAACACCTCCTAGCAAAAAAGATGTAGCTCAACGATTAGTTACAGTATTAGAAGAAAAACAAGTAGATTATGACATAAAAGACGTAGCCGCTATTATTAATTCTTCATATCCTGATATACGTAGAGCAATTAATGCAGCACAAAGTCATGTAGTTAAAGGTAAATTAGTATTAGACAAAAATAGTGTAGTACAAGCTAATTATATGACTGAATTACTGAATATTCTAAAAAATATTAAAGATAAAAAAGAATCGTTTAAGCAAATAAGACAAATTATTGCAGATAGCAAAGTTAAAGACTTTACACCGTTATATACATTTTTATATGATAATTTAGATGAATTTGCTATTGGTAACATAGCGTCATGTATATTAATTATAGCAGAATCACAATATACTGACACTAGTGTCGTAGATAAAGAAATTAATATTATGGCAATGTTTGTAAAATTAATGAATGAATTATAAAGGAATCATATGAACACGAAACAACCAAATATCAGTCCAAAAGATTTAAAACCAATGGTATGCACAGAATGCGGCGGAATCTATTTTAGACAAGTAATGAGTATTAATAAAGTATCTAGGTTCTTAACTGGTAAGGATAAAGACACAGTATACCCAGTATCAGTATTTAGGTGTGATGATTGCGGCCATGTTCCAGTTGAATTTCAATCGGAAGCAAACTAATGGGAACTCCGTATATAAAAGGCCCTGTTGTTTTAGTATTTAAAACTTCTAATAGAAAAAATGCTAAAACTAAAATGAAAATATTTAAAAATAAAAACGTTGATGTTGTTAATGAAAAGAAAATGCCAGGTGTTCCTGAAAATGCAGTAGTATTAGAATTAGCAGTTGGCGAATCATTTATTGACACATATAAACACAAATATAAACTATGACAAAGAAACCTGCAACTATCTTCGACTTTATGAACGGAATGACACATGAAAAGAAAGAATGGTCTAAATATACAGATATAGATCAAAAGAAATTCGCTCCTTTTATTGTTAATAGATGGTTATCAATGAGAATGGAACTAATTGAAGTAATTAATCAGTTACAGAAATATACAATTGGGTTATTATCACCTAGAGATACTTATCGTCTCTATCACGGCCTACTACCTGCCCAGAGAACCTTTGCTAAGTACATTAAAGGAAAAAAGGAAGATAAGTATAATACTGATTTAGTTTCACAAATTGCAGACCACTATCTAGTAAGTAAAACAGAAGCCATTGATTATGTTGAATTAATGCCTAAAGATAGTTGCAGTGCTTTGTTATCAAAATATGGATACAATCAAAAAGAAATTAAAACAATGTTGAAAGGTAAAAAATGACATTTGAATCAGATAACACAGAATCAGTAAATACTCAATATCATTATATTGGCAAATCTAGTTTATATAAATTTTCAGAAGAATGGGAGTTAAACTCATATGAATTTGATATTATCAAAAGAATTGTTAGGTGTAGAAAAAAAGGGTCTTTTGAAGAAGATCTAAAAAAATCAAAAGATTTAATAGATATATATCTCACAGAACATTTGGATCAATCCAAATAATTTCTTATAATATAATAAAAAAAGAATATGGCAAATAACGTATATACAGTTGTGAGTATAGAAGCTTCTAAAGAAGTTATTAAGAACTTTGTAGACAAAATATTTACTCCAGAAGTTGAAAAAGCTGATTGGCAGAAAAAAAGTGATTTATTGGCTGACAATTTATATGGATTATTATATAAAGATTATCCAAAAGATAATTTAACTAGAGAATGGATGACTGACAATGTAGGAGCAAAATGGTGTTTTGTACATGATTGGCAAATAGATGACGATATAATTGATTTGACATTTGATTCAGCATGGTATCCGCCCGAAGAGTTGTTTCATGAATTAGCAGATTGGTTTACAAAGCGTGGTGAATTTGAAATGGAAGCTAGAAGTGAAGATGAGGCATATTTACATGTTTCTGGAGGATATGCTAATCAAAACGGATCTGAATTTATAATGGAAGACGATAATCTTCCAGACTATCCAGATGACGAAGATTTTGACTCCCAAGAAGATCATGATGAAGCTGTTGAGAATTTTTATGATAAAATTTCTGAAATAAAAGATGATCTCGTTTTAGAATCTAAAGAAGATCTTATTATATACCCATGAAAAGCGGCTACATAAATCCAATATATAAACTATCATTAAATGATGTGTCAAAGGTTCCAGCTAAGATATCTTATTCACAATGGTCTATGTTTGAAAAGTGTCCTAGACAATGGAAACTTTCTTATATTGACAAATTAGCTCCATTCACTCATAATATAGCAACTTGCTTTGGAACAGCATTTCATGAGACATTACAAGAATATTTAACTGTAATGTATACTGATTCTGTTAAAGCTGCAAATCAAATTGATCTCCGTGATATGTTATTAACATGCTTAAAGATAGAATATCAAAAAGGAGTCAAGGCAAATAATGGAGAACATTTTTCAACTCCTGCAGAATTAGCAGAACATTTAGAAGATGGTGTACAAATTCTAGAATGGTTCTCTAAAAGACGAGCTCAATATTTTTCTACTAAGAATATGGAATTAGTTGGCATAGAAGTAGAATTAGGTGTTCCGGCTTCTGCAGTTAATAAAAATGTATACTGGTACGGCTTTATAGACATAGTAGTTAGAGATACAGTCCAGAATAAAATAAAGATACTAGACATTAAAACTAGTAGAATGGGATGGAATAAATGGCAAAAAGCAGACAAACTAAAAGCTGCCCAATTAGTTGCATATAAAAAATATTTTTCAGATCAGTTTGGTACTCCTATAGATAATATTGATATAGAATTTTTTATAGTTAAACGGAAATTGTTAGAAGAATCAATGTTCCCACAAAAGCGTATACAATTATTAAATCCAGCATCTGGATCGGTTACTAGAAAAAAAATACAACGAAATATTGACACATTTATTGAATATTGTTTTGACGCAAATGGTAATAAACAAAAAGATAAAAATTATTTAGCTATAGCCGGTAAAGGTGCAAAACATTGTAAATGGTGTCCTTTTAAGACAGATTATGAAAATTGTCCTAAAGAAAATAGGATTCGTGAATAAATTTTAATATAATATAAAAAAAAGGAAAATATGAACGGATTAATGTTAGATGCATTATATGCAAAATATCAAGCAGATAAAGCAGATGCAGTTGCTAGATTAGATATTTATTTGAGTAATTCAGTTGGCATAGGAGAGCATCCTCAACATACTCAAGAAATGGACTTAATTGTAGCACAATATGCAGATGCAGAAGATAAACGACAATCATTAAACTCAATGATTGCTAATATAAAAAAATATGATTCATTGATTGATGGTGATGATGCAAAAGATTTACTAAAAGGATAAATGAGAATTGCAGTAATTGGAAATAAGGAATGGCAAAATAAAAGAAAAGTACAAAAAGTACTTTCTGAATTAAAAGACAAATTTAGTCATGAATTAATTATTGTGTCTGGTGGTGGTTCTGAAGGAGCTAATCACATGGTTAAAAAATTTGCATTAGAATTTGGAATATCATATGAAGAGTATAATCCATCATATACAGGAAGAAATTTATATTCAATGTTGCCAGAGTCATATTATGGAAAAAAATACCACTTTTCTCAATTATTGCACAGAATGAGAATATTAGCTGAAAATTGTGATTATATGATCATATTAAATAATCAAAATGATATGAATCCCCAATTGCAAACAGCGTATAGTAAGATACAGAAACTAAAAAAACCAGTTGTTGTATTAGGTTAATATTTATAAAAAAGTTATAAGGAAATTAATGGAGTTACCAAAATTAAAAAAACTAGACCCAACAAAACCAAAAAAGAAAAAAATATTACTATTAGCAGATGATTTTAGATTACCATCTGGTATTGGAACTATTTCAAAAGAAATTATATTAAATACAGTTGAACATTATGATTGGATTCAAATTGGAGCTGCAGTAAATCATCCTGATGCTGGGAAAGCATTTGATGTTTCTAAAGAAGTACAAAATACAACTGGTATTCATGATGCAGATGTAAAAATTATACCATATAATGGATATGGTGATAGAAATATATTATTTTCATTATTAAATAGTGAAAAACCAGATGCAATATTTCATTTTACAGATCCTAGATATTGGGGGTGGTTATATCAACTAGAGCATGAAATAAAAACAACGTATGGTACTCCAATTGTATATTATTCAATTTGGGATGACTTACCATATCCTATGTGGAATTCACCATTTTACGGTAGCTGTGACTTAATAATGGGAATTTCTAAACAATCTGATAATATACATCGAGAAGTGTTGGAACAGAACGGATTTGGTGTCTATGACTATGACGTAGAAGATACAACAAAAAATCCAGAATTAGATTGGAATGAAGTAATTACTGGATACGTTCCACACGGATTAAATTCAAATATATTTAAACCAATTCCAGAAACCGATGAATTATATCAAAAATATTATAACGAAATAAAAGTAAAAAACAATGTAGATTTTGTTTTATTCTGGAATAATAGAAATATAAGAAGAAAACTACCAGGCGATGTAATTCTAGCATTTAAACATTTTAGAGATCAACTTCCAGAAGATGAAAAAGATAATGTTTTATTACTTATGCATACACAACCAGTAGATCAAAATGGTACTGATTTAAGAGCAATTTGGGAAAATATAGCTCCAGAATGTAAACTATTATTTTCAGAAGCAAAAGTAGGAGCATCTGATTTAAATGCAATATATAATGTAGCAGATGTTACTATAAATATTGCGTCTAATGAAGGTTGGGGCTTAAGTAGTACAGAATCATTATTAGCTGGAACTCCTATTATTAATAATGTAACTGGTGGATTACAAGATCAGTGTAGATTTGAAGATGAGAATGGAGATTGGATAACATTTGATGATGTATTTTCTACTAATCATAACGGAAAGTATAAAAAGCATGGAACATGGGTAAGACCTGTGTTTCCATCAAATAGATCATTACAAGGATCTCCAATGACACCTTATATATTCGATGATAGAGTAAATTTTGAAGATGTATCAGACGCAATACGACGATGGTATGATACATTACCAGATAGAAGAGTTGAATGTGGATTAGATGGTCGTGAATTTTGCTTAAATGATGGATTAACATCGAAACAGATGGCAGACAAAATGGTTGAAATGATGAATTTTCTATTTAATAATCCAAAAGAAAAACGACCAAGATATACATTAAGTAAAGTAGAATCAGTAACATATAAAGAAATGGGTATAGTATGAGAACATGTATAATTTCAAGTCCAGTAGCAACACAATCAGGTTATGGACATCATGCACGAGAATTTATTACAAATGCATTTAAATATAAAAACAATGATTGGGATATAAAATTAGTATCAATGCCATGGGGACATACTCCATTTACTTATCCATTGCCAATGGAATGGATGAAAAATATAATTCCATTACCATTAAGACAACAACCAGACATATGGGTACAAATTACAGTGCCAAATGAATTTCAACCAGTTGGTAAGTTTAATATAGGAGTTACAGCTGGAACAGAAGGGGATGTATGTCCAGAAGCTTGGATAGAATCTATAAATAAAATGCAACTAATAATAGTTCCATCTGAATTCACTAAAAAATCTTTTGAAAATACTGCAGAAAAACATAAATTAACAATTACAACTACAATAAAAGTTGTTCCGGAATATTTTAATGAGTCAATTTATAATAAAAATAATAATGCTGCAAAAATATTAGAATTACAAGATATCAAAGAGTCATTTTGTTTTTTATTTGTAGGCCATTGGTTGCAAGGTCAATTGGGAGAGGATCGAAAAAACATAACAGGAATGTTACATACATTTTTTGATACATTTAAAAACAAAAATAATCCACCAGCAATGATATTAAAAACATCTGGAGCTACATATTCAGTTGTTGATAAGAATGAAATAACAAAAAACGTTAATCAACTAAAAAAGTTATTTCCAAAAAATACTAAATTACCAAATGTATATATATTACACGGAGATTTAACTGACAATGAAATGAATGCATTATATAATGATACAAAGATAAAATCAATGGTGTCATTTACAAAAGCAGAAGGATTTGGTAGACCATTATTAGAATTTACAACAACCGGTAAGCCAGTTATAGCACCACACTACTCCGGACCAGCTGACTTTTTAAACAAAGAATATATAACAGAATTACCTGGAGGATTAACACCAATACACCCAACGGCTCAAAATGATTTTTTAATTGGCGATGCAAAATGGTTTACTCCAGACTATAAATACGCATCAAAAGTATTTAAAGAAATAGTTAAACATTATAATAAATTTTTATCTAGATCTAGAAAACATATTAAATATTCAAATGATAATTTTTCAAGTTTAGCTGTTACTAAATATTATGATGAGTTATTTGAATATATTGACACAAAAATTGGAAGTGTTCCAATACATCAACCATTAAATCTTCCTACATTAAATAAAATTGAATTACCAAAATTAAAGACAGTATGAAAATAGGATACTTCATAACAGCATGTAACGAATATGATGAATTAGCTAAATTATTAGTTTTACTTCGAACCAATATTCTAAAAACTGATTGTATTGGTATATTATTGGATGAAGCTAATTGTACTGAGGAAGTACAAGGATTATGTAATCAATTTTTAATTCCAGACGATTCTGCATTCAGAGTAATTTATAGTAACTTAAATAAAGACTTCGCATCATTTAAAAATCTAGGATATCATTTATTCGAAGATTGCGATTGGATTTTTAACATTGATGCTGACGAATTACCATCTTCTATATTATTAAAAAATATACATCAAATTATAGATGTCAATCCAGAAACTGAATTATTTTATGTACCAAGAATAAATACGGTAGAAGGATTAACTCAATCTCATATTGACAACTGGAGATGGCAAGTTAATGATGACGGTTGGGTGAATTGGCCAGATTATCAAGGAAGAATATATAAAAGGCAACATAATATAGAATGGAATGGAAAAGTTCATGAGCAAATAAAAGGAATGAAAAAATATTCACATTTGCCACCTAAAGAAGAATTTGCATTTCATCATCCTAAAACTATTGAAAAACAAGAGAAACAAAATAAATTATATGAAACAATCTAAAAAAGTATGGTATGCACCTAATAAATTAGAAGCATATGGAGAAGAAGAAATTAAAGCCGTAGAGCAATGTCTTCGAGATGGTTGGTTAGCTGGATTTGGGCCTAGATCAATTGAATTTGAAGAAAAAATTGCTAAAGAATTTGGAAAGAAATTTGGAGTATTTGTTAACTCTGGCTCGTCTGCTTGTTTATTAGCACTAGCTGCATTAGATCTTAAAAAAGGAAGTAAAGTTATTACTCCAGCTTTAACATTTTCAACAACACTAGCTCCTATAATACAATTAGGATATATTCCTATATTTATAGACTCAAATCTTAAGTCATATGTTCCAAATGTACAAGATATTATAAATGCAGTAACTGATGATGTTAAGGCTATAATGGTTCCCAATCTTATAGGAAATAAACCTGATTGGAAACTTCTTAAACAAGAATTAAAAAGAATTGGACGAGAAGACATATACATAATTGAAGATTCAGCTGACACAGTTACTAAAACACTAGATTCAGACGTTTCCACTACTAGTTTCTATGCAAGTCATGTTATAACCGCCGGCGGAATGGGCGGAATGGTAATGTTCAACGACGAAAAATACGTTAAAAGAGCTTTACAGTATAGAGATTGGGGTAGGATTGGCGACAATAATGAAAATATAGATGATAGATTTGCTCATGAAGTTGATGGTTTACCTTATGACTATAAATTTTTGTATGGAGTATTAGGTTATAATATGAAATGTAGTGAAATGAGTGCAGCATTTGGTTTAGTGCAACTAGATAGATTTCAAACATTTAAACAAAAACGAAGAGATAATATTGAAAGATATTTAGATAATTTAAAAGACGTTAAAGAATTAATACTTCCAGATGATAGTATAGAACCAAATTGGTTAGCAATTCCATTACAAACTGATAAAAGATTAGAATTATTAACTTTTTTAGAAAATAATAATATTCAAACTAGAGTAACATTTGCCGGCAACGTAACACGACATCCTATATATAGAGAATATTTACAAAATTTTACTAATGCTGATTTAGTAATGAAAAATGGATTTTTATTAGGAGCACATCATGGTATGGATATATCTGATGTTGATTATGTGTGTGATAAAATAAAAGAGTTCTTTGCAAAATGAAAATAACATTTTTAACAGAAATGGGCTTTAATGGGTCTATTGATAATGGACATCCAAATATGCGAACAGAGTTTGCATGGATGAATGCATTAGATGCAACTCATTATCCTATATCTAATTACAGTGAAGTAAAGAATCAGGATCATGTATTTGTAATATTTCCCAAAGGACAATTAAACTTAAATGCTGTAGCCGCAAAATTAACAAACATTCCAAATCCGCATTCTGAATTATTAAATAGTAATTGGTTATCTGTATTAAAAGAAAATAATAAAAAAGTATATTATATTCAAGAAGGACCTTCATGGATGTTTACAGAATTAGAAATACAAGACCAATTTAATTTCTATAATATGTTAACTGCAGTAGATGCTATATATGCTCACAATGAATATGATACAAAATTTTACAAAGGGTTAGTACCAGCACAAAACGTACATGTTATTCCGACCTTAATGATTGAAGAACGTATAAAGGATATAGTTCCTGTTAAACAAGACAAAGTATTAATTGGCGGAAATTTTGCTAGATGGTATAATGGATTTCAAAGTTATTTAATAGCATCTGAATTCAATGTTCCAATATGGAGTCAAGAATCTCATGCAAAACGAGAATATGAAGATCAAGTTCCTAATTTAACACATTTACCTAGAGTTTCATGGTTAGATTGGATGCATGAAGTATCTTCATTTAAATATGCAGTACATTTAATGCCAACAATTGCAGCTGGGACATTTAGTTTAAATTGTGCATATTTTGGAGTTCCATGTATAGGCAATGAAAAAGTTGATACTCAAAGAATATGTCATCCTGATTTATGTGTAGATGTAGACGATTTAGAATCTTCTAGAAAATTAGCTGTTAAATTAAGAGATGATATAGAATTTTATAATGAATGTAGTAAAAAATGTAAAGAATTATATAGAATTCATTACGATATAGATATATGGAAAAGAAAAATAAATTTGTAATCATTACTCCTTCATATAATAATGAGGATTGGGCTGAAGCTAATTTAGCTAGTATGTTAAATCAAACATATACCAATTGGCGAAATATTTATGTCAATGATTGTTCAACAGATAATACATTAAAAAAAGTTAACGATATTGTTAAAGATAATAAAAAATTTACTATAATTAATAATACAGAGAATAAAGGAGCTACGTATAATTATGTTAATTTTTTAGATCAAATTGAAGATGATGAAATTATTATACATTTAGACGGCGACGACTGGCTTATTAACGAGCAAGTATTAGAAAAATTAAACAAATTTTACAATGATAATGACGTATGGATGACATATGGCGGATTTGTATGCTGGGACGGAAGTGAAACAACAGTAGGAAATCCTCAAAACACAGAATATCCTGAATTTGTACATAACTATAAATTATATCGAAAAGACGTTTGGAGAGCATCTCATTTAAGAACTTATAAAGCAAATCTTTTTAAAAATATAGATACAAAAGATTTTACATCAAATATTGATAACAAATTATATTGGCACGCTAGTGACTTAGCCTGGGCATATCCTTGTTTAGAAATGAGCGGTAAAGACAAAATTGGCGTAGTAGATTTTTATACCCACGTTTATAATCAAACACCAGATAATCAAGTTCGTACAAAAGAACGGGAGTCTACAGATAACAGTATTTTTGAAAATGAAATTAGAACAAAGCCAATATATAAACAATTGGATTCATTAGATGATATATCTCAAAAGTTACCACAAATAAATACATTTGGAGATAATAAAGAAAGGCATACTATACCTAAACTATTTTCATATTGCTATAATCAATCAATTGGCGAATTCAATTTAACAATATTGCAAGATGAAAATATATTAAATTATTTAGAAAATAAAATTGAAATAGACAAGACAAAACCAATAATTGCAATATTAGCAGAAGGCCCACATCTATTTAATCAACAGGCTGTTTACGATCGAATACAACAAGATTATCAAAAATTTGATAAAGTATTGGGATGGCATGAGTCTTTGTTTAATCTCCCTAATTTTAAGTTTAAACCTATATCAGAAATATCTCAATGGAGTGCTTTACCAAATGAATTAGATACTAATCAATTTCAAGTCTATGATAAGAATAAAATGACATCGTTTATAACTTCTACAAAAAATATGTGTGTTGGCCATCAATTTAGATTAGATTGCTTAAATAAAATACAACAAGAAAAATTAAATGTAGATCTATATGGAAGAGGTATTAATGAAATTGATTCAAAACTACAAGGATTACAAGATTATAGATTTTGTATTGCAATGGAAAATGACTATACAAATAATTATTTTACAGAAAAGTTATTAGACTGTATGTTGTCTGGAACAATACCAATATATCATGGATGTAAAAATATTGAAAAATACTTTGACATAAACGGTATAATAACATTTGAAACTGTTGATGAGCTTGTAAATATTTTAAATAACTTAACTGACAAAGATTATAAATCTAGACTATCAGCTATACAAAAAAATTATGAAATTGCATTAACATGGTGGGAAGACAATGACAGATTATTTAATAAATACTTAAAGGAGTTTATATAATGGATATTATAATTTTTTCAAAAGATCGAGCATTTCAATTATATACATCATTAGAAACAATACAAAAGCATGTATCTAATATAAATAATATATACGTACAATTTGCATATTCAAATGAAAAATATTTAGCTGGATATGAAAAGTTAAATAAAATATTTAATGATGTAACATTTATTGACGAAACTCGTCATGGATTTCAAAATACAATGTATGCATTATTGGATAGTGAAGTACAATCTGAAAATGTGATGTTAGAAGTAGATGATACTATATATTATAAAGATTTAGATTTAAAGAAATGTAGCAGTATTTTAGATAAAAATATAGATGCTGGAAAATATGGATTTGGATTTGATTATACAATTTTTAATAAATCATACTTTATTGATCATGATACTCATTTATCAATTAATAGAACAAATACATATGATAGAGAACTAATTGGTTTAGTACTTAATTATCCATTTAATGCCAGTAGTGCAATACATCGAAAAAAAGATTTATTATCATTACTAGCATCTGATCAAATAAATACTCCAGTTGAATTAGAAATAAAAGGATCTACTTCTGAAATTTTTAACAAATATACAACTAATTTATATAATAAAACAGAAGTA